AAATTATTATACACATGATAATAATGATATTTGTTCTTGGGGGTATGATTGTTACAGTAAAAAATGGGAATCTTTCAAACCTATATGTGATAAATATATTTGCGATCAACCTGAACAACTTCATACAAGTATTGAATATCATACTAATTTTGAAACATTTAAACCAAAATTTATGGATAATTTTGAAATCGAATGTGATATTAAATTAGTCGACATCACATCAGACAAACCTGAAGAATGGAAAATAATTAAATAATTATCTTCTTCTTCTTGTATTTTTTCTTTTCTTTTTAAGAGTATTTTTTCTCTTTTTAACTTTATTTCTTTTTGTTTTATTATTACGTGAACCACCTTTCTTCTTCATACAAACTTCATTTTCTATATCATCAACACTACCTTGTTTTCCACACAAACTTCCATATGATGATTGTTTTACGTTCCCTTTTGCTGTTATTGAAGCTTCTTGTTCTTTAGCTTCATTTTTATTTAAAAGCACACCTGGTACTATTGTTTCTTTTACACTTTTTTTATTTTGTTGTGGATCTAATGATAATTTTAATCTCCATGTATTACTATGTCTTGTTTTATATTCGAATGATGATTTATTTTTTGCTAATTTATCAATATCATAGTCTAATATATCTCTTAAATATGCTTGCATTAATTGAGAATGTGTTACTACATGAACAAGACCTTTGTGTGTATTTTTATTATTTGAAAACCATGTCATAAATTTTTCTAAATTACCTGTTTTATTGAAAGCTTGTTCAAAAGAGAAAACATTCTTTTCATTAGAACTTCTTCCTTCGTCTAATTTTTTTGCTTCTGGTCCAACTGTATCAATTAAATTGCAAAAATTTATAATTTCATAATCACCATCTTCGTTTTTCATATAATCAATTTGTTGTGATTTTGATTTACTTTCATTAATGTTTAAAGGTGGTAAAGTTAATGTAATTGTTTTAGGTAAATTATCATACCATGATGATTCTGGAAATTTTAAATTTTCTACTGTGTTTGTCTCTCTTGATAAAGCTTTCAAAGTTTTCAAAAAATGGAGAAATTTATTGGCAGAGTGTTTCATATGATCTGGCCAATTACCTCTTTTCATTATTTCCATCTCACTTGAATGTTTTTCTTTTAAATAAGGTGAAATATGTAATTTTAAATTGGTGTCTTTACCTATGTTACTACCATACAATAATGTAGCTGTTTGCCATGTTCTTAATAAATTTGAAACGTAAACATTATCACTATTAAATGCCTTTTTATTTGCTTCATCTTTTTGAGCAAAATTTATTGTATTAATTATACCATAATATGCTGCTGCTGGTTCTCCATCTTTGCCAAATAATTTACCAGCATCTATATTATTACATGAAGCTAAATGTCTTGTAAATTGAAATTCAAAATAATCTATTTTTTTTTCTCCTTGAACTTTAATTGAACTATTTGACATATAATATAAAATAATATTTTATTATTGAAATGGTATTTTTATGTTAATTTTACAATTAAATAAATAATAAAACCGATAACTCCAAAAACTAAATTAATTTTTAATAATAAATAATAATAACTAACACAAACCTCATCACAACACTTATTACTATCATAAATAATAGTAGATTTGTTTATATTTTTATTTTCTTCAGCAGATTGTAAACGAGAATCTAACGTAATATCAGTAAATCTATAAGCTTCTAAATCATTACTATTACTGTATATATCTTCATGTCTTATTAAATTTTCTTTTGCTCTTGACATTTAATAAATATATTAACATCTAAATCTATAAGTTGTTTTAAAAACATAATTATTATTCTTATTATCAATAATACTATTATTATTACTATTGTAATTAGTAAAATGAATCTGCTCTTTTATAAATTTTTCTACATCATTAATGTCATATTCATTTGGAGGAGCTAAAAAATATTTTATATTTGGTTTAAAATCTTTATCAGAATATATCTTATATCCTATAATTGCTAGTGCAATTTGCCAATAATTCATTTTATAAATATATTAAACAATTATTAAAATATATTTATACTATCTATTTTATAAATGAAAATAATGTATTTTTTATTTTATATATTGAATTCTTTAAAAAAAGAAATATTAGATGATAGAAAAAATAATGGTTTAGATGAACGGGCACCAATGTTTGTTAATTTACCTGGTACTGAAACAAATAAGCAACATTTAAAAATTTTATCTACATTAAATGATAATTTTTATAAAAAAAATTTACTTCAAAAATTAGAAAGTAATAGATATTGTGAATTATATAAAGTAATATTAATAGAAGAATATAACAAATATAATAACAATCCTAGTATTTGTAGTATGAATATTGAATCTGGTGATTTATATAAAGATTGGCATTTTGATTGTGAAGGATTTTAATTAAATTAAATTTAACACTTCATCCATTAAACTATTTGATATATTATCTAATGAATTAGAAAAATCTTCTAAATCTTTCTTTGCTAATATTAAACGATTGCGAATTATTATTACCATATTATGATTCTCTGCTAATATTTCTTCTTGTTTTTTTATATCATATAAGTCTTTATTATTTAATTGCATCATATCTAATTTTTCTTGTGAAGATTCCTTTTCTTTGATATAATGATTTAATTCTTTTTTGTATCTTTTAACTACATTTATTTTAACTTTTAATTTACTAATATTTTTATCAGAGTTCATAATAATTATAAATCATATTATATTTTTTATACTTATTTATTATTGCATCAATTCTTCTAACTTTTCTTCTAATTCATCAATCTCACTATCAGTTAATGTACCTTTCTTTTTTCCATCTTTTATTTGTTTTTGTAATGATTTAATTTCTTTTTTCTTTTCTTTGTCTGTAAGAGTAACTTTTCTCTCTATTTTAATTTCATTACCTAATGCATCAAATACAACTTCATTTTTGTCTTTAATTAATTCATTACCTTCAACTTTCTTTTCTATTGATTCACCCTCTTTTCGCAATAATCCTTTTTCCATAATCCATTTTTCTGTTGTTACAGCATTTGTAAATTCACGGTTATGTGAAATAATTACAACACCTCCTGTGAAATCATGTATTGCTTGTGTTAAAGCTCCTAAACCATCACGATCTAAATAGTTAGTTGGCTCATCAAGAATTACTAAATGTGGATTTTGCCATAATGATGCTGCTAATACAACTTTTACCTTTTGACCACCTGATAATGATTTTATTAAAGTATGATTTGCTTGTTCTGGTTCTATTCCAAAATCCATAAAATGCTTTTCAATATCTTTTGTTGTTAATGTTTTTGAAGCCAAACCAGCCATTACTGCTTCTTTTTCATCATGACGTTGTACTAGTTTAATTGCACCCATTTTAATTAAAATATCTCTTTTTACCCACATAACCATTTCCTCTGATTTACCTTTCCACTTCACTTCATATTCTTTTATTTTCATTTTTTTATTTTCTCTACGAGCATTAATTTTTTCTGGTTCAACAGCTTTCTTTTCTTCACCTGTGCTTTCACATACACGTAATTCCATACCTGTTTCATTTGAAACCAAATAATATTTTGTTATTTTTTGTTCTTCATTAGATTCTTTATTAATTAAATCTAATCCTTCTTTATCTTCGTTACCAGCAAAACGCCACATAATATATTGTGTTGGTGTTTTATGTAAATGTTTTTCTAAGTGATGGAAAGCATGTTGCGCAATATATGCCATACGAAGATCTGGATGTTTTGTTACATTTCCTATCATTGGTTTTAATTCTCCTATTAAAATTTTTATTGCTGTTGATTTACCTGCACCATTTGCTCCAATAACACCAACTCTTGATACACGTGAACACTCTAAATTAATATCAAAAATTGTAGGTGTATCACGAGTAGGATATTGAAATGTTACATTTGTCATTTTTAATAATGTTTTTGACTTACTTTTAACACCTTCTAATTCACCTGGCTCTGGAAATTTAAATTTTACAACATCATTTCGTAATTCAAAATAACTCTTTTTTTCAGGATATTTATCTACAAAATCTTTCAATACACTTCCTTTTGTACCAGTAAACATTCTCAATTTTCTATTTTGAAAATCTATTAAATGAGTACACATTTCATTTAAGAAAGAAGAATCATGTGAAGTTGCTATAATAGAACCTCCTCCTTCCATAAATCCTTTCAACCAATTCTTAATCCATGCAATATTTTTTACATCTAAATGTCCTGTTGGTTCGTCAAGCATAAGAATATCAGCGTTCATTAATGTAGCAGCACATAATTGCATTTTAACTTTCCAGCCACCAGAATATGTTGTAATACCCATACCCATATCAGCAGCACGATCTTTACCTATATCTTTTTTAGCATGTCCAAAACCAATTTCTTCCATCACTTTTTCTACTTGTTCTGCTGTAACTTTTGGTTCCATTTGATATTGAACATTACAACAATGAACAACCCATTCAACACCACATAAATCAATATTTAAAATTGGAAATCCTTTTTCATCTTCACCTACTTCTACTTCCTGAATTTCATGTTCTACAAATATTGTACGTAATTCATCTTTTTTTGGAAATCCTTCTACTTGTTCATTCGCAATAGCTCTCATCAAAGTTGTTTTACCACAATTATTAGGACCAAGTAATCCATAAAATCTATTTTGTTTCAAATGTAAATGAGTATTATTTAATAATGTTAAAGCACCATAAGCAAGTGAAAATTCACCCTTATATAAATCTTTTCCTTCTTCTGTATCTTCGAAAAAATTTTCTTTTATAATATATGATTCTTTTGCCTTATTCAATAGTGTATTCATGATTTCTTCTTCATTTTCATTTTCAAAACCATAATTAGTAAAAATACTTTTCCATACATTATTATCAAAACAATGACTGTTCCATATATTTGTTAACATTATACTCATCATTTTAATATTATTTTCTTTTGTTTCAATATTAAATTTTTTATATTCTTCTTTCAATAATTCATTTAGTTCATTTGTTTCTTTATGGAAAATAGCATTTTCATTTTCAGAACATGATTCTTTTAATGTATTTAAAGCACGTGTACTTACTTTACGAGCTTCAGGATCACTCATTGCATCATTACAACGTTCTAATGAATTTTTTAAATTTTTATAAAATGGTAAAATTTCTTTAGGGTGTTCAATCAATTTACACATATTATCAATAATTACACAAGTTAAACGCTTTGTTGCTGTTTTTTTATCAATTAAACCTCTCATAATAATCGGTGTTGTTATTGCTAATGCTGGTGCTTCTACATTTTGTACAAATACACAACTAGCTAGTGATTCAACTGATTCATATATTTTATCATTGTTTTTAATTCCTTTCAATACAGCTGGCGCAAATGCATCTAAATCAACATTTCCACTACATCTTAATAACAACTCTAAAATAATTGACGCCTTTTCTTTGATACTTTTGTCAATTTCATTTACATCTGATGAAACCATTGGAATTAATTCTGGCATACAAATTCTAATTTCATCTTTATTTTTATTAACCAATTCATATAAAACCATATATGAAAATTCCTTTTGACTTCTCATTGATTTTTTTATAATTGAACTCAAATATGTAGATACATATGGAGTATACCAAGGATTTATAAAATATATTATTGATTTTAATACTACAAATGTATCATTAAATAATACTTTCTTATTTTTAAAAGTGTAAATATTCAATAATTTTGGTATTATTTTATCAACTATTATAAATTCATTTTCTAATTTCAAAATATTTTTAATTTCATTAACATTATTAAATAAATATTCATCGTCATTTAAACATTTCTCCAAAAAATTTTGCTCGCTGTTAACTTCAAGCATTATACAATTTATAATGTTATGTTTTTATATTAATTTCATTATTTTGTTATTAAATATAAAATTAGTATTATTGTATATATTTATGCCTAATGCTAAATGTGAAAAATGTAATTTATATATTGATGATATTTGTATAAATGAAAAACACTATTGTAGACTCATTAAATTATTAAAAGAAAGAGTAAAAAAATGTTTTGGAATTCCATATAATATAACTCCTGGTATTCGTCATAATGAAATTATTAAAAATACTAGCTGGAAATGTTTAAATAAAATGGAATGTGATGGAGTATTATATTATGATCAATTTGCTTCTAATCCAACTAAATATAATTTTGATATTTTAAAAGATATTTAATATGTATAAAACTATTTATCGTGTTAAAAATATTTTCAAAAAATATATAAAGACTTGTCATAATAGTTTTTATATATGACTAATAATTGTATTGGAATTGATTTGGGAACAACTTATAGTTGTGTTGCTGTTTGGCAAAATAATAATGTTGAGATTATTGCTAATGATCAAGGCAATAGAACAACACCTTCATGGGTAGCTTTTAACGATCAAGAACGTTTAATTGGTAACGCTGCTAAATCACAATCTGCACAAAATCCAGAAAATACCGTTTATGATGCTAAACGTCTTATTGGACGTAGTTTTAATGATCAAACTGTTCAAAATGATATAAAACATTTTCCATATAAAGTTGTTGCCGATAGAAATGGAAAACCATGTATTAAAGTTACATATAAAAATGATTTGAAAACATTTCAACCCGAAGAAATTTCTTCTATGGTTTTAATTAAAATGAAAGAAGTAGCAGAGTCTTATCTGGGGAGTGAAGTTAGAGATGCTGTAATTACAGTTCCTGCTTACTTTAATGATTCTCAACGTCAAGCTACAAAAGATGCTGGAATAATTGCAGGTCTAAATGTTTTACGTATTATTAATGAACCTACTGCTGCTGCCATTGCCTATGGTTTAGAAAAAGAAAAAGGTACTGGTGAAAAACTTGTTTTAATCTATGATTTAGGTGGAGGAACATTTGATGTTACTCTTCTTTCTATTGATGATGGCATTTTTGAGGTTAAGTCTACAGCAGGTGACACTCATTTAGGTGGTGAAGATTTTGATAGATGTCTTGTTGAATATTTTTTATCTGATTTTAAAAGAAAATATAAAAAAGATCCTAGTAACAATAAACGAGCTATGAGAAGATTACATTCCGCTGCTGAAACAGCGAAACGTACATTATCTTCTTCTACTGTAGCAAGTGTTGAAATTGATTCATTATTTGAAGGTGTTGATTATAATGGTAGCATTACACGAGCTAGATTTGAAGATATGTGTAGTCATCTGTTTAAAAAAACTTTTGAACCAGTTGAAAAAGTAATAAGTGATGCGAAAGTTTCTAAAAGCAAAATTAATGATATTGTATTAGTTGGTGGTTCTACACGTATTCCTAAAATTCAAGAACAATTAAGTGAATTTTTTAATGGTAAACAATTATGTAAAAACATCAATCCAGATGAAGCTGTCGCTTATGGTGCTGCTGTACAAGCTGCTATTTTAGGTGGTGTTAAAGATAATAAGGTTAATGACTTACTTTTACTAGATGTTATTCCTTTGTCTCTTGGTAT